GGCCGTCTACTTCGATGAACGGTGAATTCTGGTTTCAGATGAAGGACGGCAGCGACCTTGACCCGGATGTATACCTGTCCCGCTATGATGATTGGCAGGACGAGTCCACATGGCCGCGCTCCAGCCGCCAATCCGAGGTGGCGCGAAGCAGTGTCGCCGAAGCCGGTAATCCGCTTACCAAGCCGGGCATCATCGGTGCGTTCAACCGTGCCTATACTGTTGAAGACGCAATCGACACCTTCCTCTCCGATGTATATGAGCCGTCCGCTATGAACGGCAGATACGACTATATACCAGCTGACAGCAGCGCGGGCGTGGTTACCTATGACAGCGTGTTCGCTTATAGCCATCATGCCACCGACCCCGTCTGCGGAAAACTGTTAAATGCGTTTGACCTGGTACGGCTTCATAAATTTCGAAGCCTTGACGATAAGTCCGCAGAAGATACCCCGGTAAATAAGCTACCGTCCTATAAGGCAATGTCGGAGCTTGCTGTAAATGACGAGCGTGTAAAACTGCTATTGGCAGAAGAACGCCGGACACAGGCTTCGGCTGAATTTGCCGTGGTAGATACGGACTGGGAGAAAAAACTGGAGTATGAGCCACGCTCTACCGTGCTTAAAAACTCCCTTGGTAATCTGCTTCTGATCCTGCAAAATGACTCAAAGCTGCAAGGTATCCGGTATAACCGTCTGGCCAATCAAATATACGGCGATAACGCCCTACCGTGGGAACGTCCGTACCAGTCGTGGCGAGATGCTGATACGGCGCAGCTTGTAGCTTATGTAGATAAAACCTACGGCACGTTTTCTTCACGCAACTATGAGCTTGCACTTACTAAGGCGGCAGATGACCGGGCCTATCACCCTATCCGTGAATACCTCGACAATCTGCCTGAATGGGATGGAATTAAACGTGTGGAAACATTGCTTGTCCGGTATTTTGGCGCTGAGGACACGGAGTATACGAAAATGGTCACCCGCAAAACTCTCGCAGCCGCGGTGGCCCGTATATATCAGCCGGGCATTAAGTTTGACTCCATGCTGGTCTTAAACGGTCAAACTGACCTCGGCAAGTCCACCTTCTTTGCCCGGCTTGCCGGAGACTGGTTTTCCGACAGCTTGAACTTTACCGATATGGGTAAAGGCAAAGACGCCGCAGAGAAAATCCAAGGTGTCTGGATTGTTGAAATTCCCGAACTGGCGGGTCTATCGAAGATGGACGTCAACAATATCAAGGGCTTTCTGTCCCGCCGGGATGACCAGTACCGCCCCTCCTATGGACGAACTGTTGAAAGCCATCCGCGCCAATGCATTATCGTCGGCTCTACGAATGCGGAAAACGCAGGGTTCCTGCGTGATACCACCGGCAATCGCCGGTTCTGGGTGGTGCGTGTCTGGGGCGGCAGCAATAAAGGCTGGGATCTGCCCGAAACCGATGTGCCGCAGATCTGGGCGGAAGCAAAGCACTACTGGAGTCAGAATGAAAAACTTTATCTTGAGGGCAGTGTGGCAAAACAAGCAAAAGCCGAACAGACGGCGGCGCTTGAAGCTGATGAACGCGAAGGCGTGGTGCGCGAGTACCTCGACATGCTCCTGCCGGAAGGCTGGTATGACATGGATTTGTACAGCCGGAAACACTACTTTTCCTCAGACGACCCATTGCAGCCGGAAGGCCAAAACCAGCGCGATTATGTCAGCAATATGGAAATCTGGTGCGAGTGCTTCGGGAATGACCGGGGCAAGTTCGAGCGTCAGTTGGACAGCTATAAAATCAAGCTGATCATGCAGAAAATCGGCGGCTGGTTATATTCCGGTCAGAAAAAGAAAATCAAAGGCTACGGCGCGCAGTATGTGTGGGTGCGCATCAATGAAGGTCAGACAACAGATAGAGCTATGGAAGAAGTCTTTCCTCTGGCAGCCATCAGGCGTCATGAAGCTAGATCTTAGAACCCCTTGGAACCTGGATAAATCAGCTTTTTAGCCATGATTACCATAGTTCCAATATAAATAAAGAATTATGCATATAGAGAAAGAGCTGTCGCGCGTACCTGCATACACGCGCGTATAGGCTATATGGAATTTAGGGAACCCGTTGGAACCTGGAACCTAAAGAAAGGCAGAAAGGATTCATATGAGAGAAAAAACCATAGAAATAAAACTCAAAAACACAGTCAAATCAATGGGTGGCATCGCCCTGAAGCTGATCTCACCAGGTTTCGATGGGGGGCCTGACCGCTTAGTACTTCTCCCCCATGGGAAGCTGGCGTTCATAGAAATAAAAGCACCGGGAAAACGACCGCGCCCGTTGCAGGAAAAGCGAAAAAGGCAACTGGAAGCGTTAGGCTTTTCAGTATTCTGCGTTGACGGCACCGAGCAGATTGGAGGGATACTCGATGAAATACAGTCCTCATGACTACCAAACCTATGCCACCAAATTCATACTGCAGCATCCAATCTCAGCAATATTTCTGGATATGGGGCTTGGCAAAAGTGTGATTACACTTACCTCCATATTCGATCTCTGCCTTGATAGCTTCCTTATCAGCAAAGTACTGGTCATCGCCCCGCTGCGGGTAGCTCGTGATACATGGCCCGCTGAAATCGAAAAGTGGGATCATCTGAAAGGCTTAACTTACTCCGTGGCTGTCGGCACGGAGCAGGAACGCAGGTTTGCACTGATGAAAAACGTTGATGTGTACCTGATCAACCGTGAAAATGTGGACTGGCTCGTAACCAAGAGCTCTCTCCCCTTCGACTACGATATGGTAGTGGTTGATGAACTTTCCTCCTTCAAGGCATACGGTTCAAAACGGTTTAAGGCACTGCGCCGTGTACGACCTAAGGTAAAACGCATCGTAGGCTTGACAGGCACTCCATCCGGTAACGGACTCATGGATTTATGGGCGGAAATCGGCATTCTTGACATGGGTCAGCGGCTCGGCCGATTTATCACCCATTACCGTAACAGCTTCTTTACCCCGGATAAGCACAATCAGCAGATTGTTTTTAGCTATAAACCTCTGCCAGGAGCAGAGGATGAGATTTACCGACGTATTTCTGACATAACCATCAGTATGAAAAATACAGACTACCTCAAGATGCCCGAATGCATGATAAATGAGATACCAGTTCGACTGTCGGACAAAGAAAGAAAAGTCTACGATATCATGAAGCGAGATCTGCTTCTTTCACTGGAAGGACAAGAGATTGATGCTGGAAGTGCCGCAAGTCTGTCGAACAAATTGCTGCAAATGGCCAATGGTGCAGTTTATACCGACGATGGCTCAGTAGTCAATATTCACGACCGCAAGCTGGATGCTCTTGAGGATATTATTGAGGCGGCGAACGGCAAACCGGTTCTGGTGGCTTATTGGTTCAAGCATGACTTAAATCGGATACTGAAGCGCTTCCCTGCTGAAAAGCTGGATAGCAGTGATTCCATTCAGCGGTGGAATGACGGTGAAATACCTCTGGCCGTGATTCACCCGGCATCGGCTGGCCATGGGCTCAACCTGCAAGCAGGTGGTTCCACCCTGGTATGGTTCGGTCTGACTTGGAGTCTGGAACTCTACCAGCAGACCAACGCCCGGCTCTGGCGGCAAGGCCAGAAGGATACGGTAATTATCCACCACATCATTACCCAAGGAACCATTGATGAAGATGTGATGCGAGCCCTGGAAAGAAAGGACAAAACCCAGACCGCATTGATTGAAGCGGTAAAAGCTAGAATAGGAGGTGTAAGACCTTATGGAGAATAGATGTTTTGGTTTAAACAAATATAACCAGTGTCAGGTGCTGACCGTAGTAAATTGCCCAGGCATTAGCTGCTCGTTCTATAAAACCCCTGAGCAAGCAGAGGAGTCCCGTAGAAAAGCCAATGCCAGACTGGCCAGCCTGGATAAAGCATATCAGAAGTTCATTGCCGATACCTATTACCGCGGCAAAATGCCCTGGCTGGAAGAAGGTGCCGAGCATGACGGTTAAAGAGTATTTGTCCCAGGCTTACCGGATCGATCAGCGGATCAACAGTAAACTGGAGCAGGTTGCGTCACTCAGGGATCTGACCAGGAAAGCTACCGCGACGCTGTCGGATATGCCGCATAACCCCAATAGGAATGTTCATTCCATGGAAGGCATTATCGTTAAGATCGTTGATCTGGAAAACGAGATCAATCAGGACATTGATGAACTGGTGGATCTGAAGAGAGAGATTGTGACAATTATTAAAAGAATTGAAAACTCAGTGTACCAGACCCTACTTGAGCTCAGATACCTCGGCTTTAAAAGCTGGGAGCAGATTGCCGTTGAAATGGGATATAGCCTGCAGCACATTTTCAGATTACACGACAGGTCATTGAAAGCTGTTAGTCAATCCAAAGTGGAGAGTAAATGTGATATAAAGAGAGTATGAACCTGTGTGATAATTAGAATAGACAACTATGATTGAATTATTATTCTATTTAGCCAACACATAAAAACCAGGGAGTTATTTGTCGATAATATTTTAATGGCATTTAATAACATTTGTAGTATTATGTAAAAACCACCCTAAACTGCTATTTAATACTGTTTTGAAAGAAGGTTGGAAAGATGGATATTATTCATAGAATTGAAAAAATGCGTGAAGAACTATTGAAAATAGGAAATTCTAAAGGATTTCAAGATCATGAGGTTATCCATTTAAGCCAGAAACTTGATAAACTAATTAATGCTTATTATCGGTTGGAAAGGAAGAAAACGATTAAGATTGCAGGATAAAGGTTAATATTGCCTGCATGATTACCCGACAGGTCATTGAAACCTGACAGTCAATCCAAAGTGGAGAGTAAATGTGATAAAAAGAGAGTATGAACCTGTGTAATAATTAGAATAGAAAATTGCTAAAATCATTAAGCCTTCGCGGGGTTATCCTGCGGGGGCTTTTGCTTTGCCCGAATAGAGGTGATGAGGTTTGCCCAGGAAACCCAAGCGTCCCTGCAGCTATACCGGCTGTCCCAAACTAACGGAAGATCAGTTCTGCGAGGAGCATGCTAAGCAGGAAGCAAGACGCTATGAAAAGTATGACCGCGACCCTGTGGTCAAGAAACGTTACGGCAGAACATGGAAACGAATACGTGACCGGTACATCGCTGGCCATCCGCTCTGCGAACAGTGTGAGAGAAACAGTAAGGTTACACCGGCCACGGAAGTGCACCATATTAAACCGCTATCCAAAGGCGGGACAAATGATGCAGGCAACCTTATGTCTTTGTGTACCCCCTGCCACTCAGAAATCACTGCTCAGGAAGGAGGCCGCTGGGGAAGGTAGGGGCGGTCAAGATCTCTGTGACCTCTCTTATGTGCAACGGGCGTGGGGCAACGCGCGTAAAAAGTACGGTTCAAAGGGGCGATTTAAGGCTTTTATCGAAAGGAGGTGAAGGCGCATGGCCAAAGACGGAACATTAAGGGGCGGCCGCCGGGTCCGCGCTGGCGATAAGCCGGAACCCCTGGCAGATAAAATTACCAAAGGAAAAGCAGCAAAGATACTGGAAGTGTCGGACATACACCCTGAGTCGATACTGGAAGCTGAGGATTTAATTGTGGACTCCGACTTTTACGGAGAAGATATGCCTGCGCCTAGCGACTACCTCAGCGCCAGGCAGAAGGATGGCAAACCCCTGGGAGCCGACGCTCTGTTCAAAGAAACCTGGAAATGGCTAAGGGAACGCGGGTGTGAGAAATTTGTTAACCCAAGGCTCATAGAAGCCTACGCACAGGCTTTTACCCGGTATATCCAGTGTGAGGAAGCCA